ATCCTTATCAAAGTTAACCAAATCGGTACTTTGACTGAAACTTTCGACGCTATCGAAATGGCGAAAGAAGCTGGATACACAGCAGTAGTATCACACCGTTCAGGTGAAACTGAAGATTCAACAATCGCTGATATCGCAGTTGCAACTAACGCTGGTCAAATCAAGACAGGTTCATTGTCACGTACTGACCGTATCGCTAAATACAACCAATTGCTTCGTATCGAAGACCAACTTGGTGAAGTTGCAGAATACCGTGGTTTGAAATCATTCTACAACTTGAAAAAATAAAACGTTGATTTAACAACGTTTCTAAGGACTCTAGGTTAAACCTAGGGTTCTTTTTTTCTACTCGAGGGGCAAGGAAGGGGCAAGGTTATTCGTGATGATATTATCTAAAATATTGACTGCTTGGTCTTTCATGTTTCGTGTGACATGAGTATAGATACTAGTAGTCACTTCCGAGTCAGCATGACCAACCCTATCCATGATGGTTTTTAGTGGCACATTGTTTTCAGCCAGTATGCTAATTGTGGTATGTCTGAAAATGTGAGGAGATAGATGCTTGTCGATAGGTGTTTCCAGTCTGGCGTTAGCCCGTTGGAGCGATGCACTTAAAATGGTACTGTGGATAGGTTTTCCAGTGTTGGTAGTGAAAATCTTATCGCTATGATACCAATCCAGATTGGTAGTTTCGCTTAACTCTTTCAACTCTAGTATCTGGTCAATGATTTCTATTTCTCGATTAGTGAGGTATGTAGTTCGGTAACTAGCGACGGTTTTCGTCCCTTCGTTTTCTGGAATGTATCTGTTGAAAGAGGTGTGTATATCTAAAGAACGTGTCTCTTTGTGGTAGTCTGAAACAGTCAGACCAGCTAATTCACCAATCCGGCAACCGTTTAAAAGCATAAACTCACACGCTAGAGCATATCTCAGTGTTATATCTTTCCGATAGAGCTCTTTCAACAATCGACTGTATTCGTCTGGTTCTAAGTATTTATTCTTGGCAGTTTGCTGTTTCTCAAGTTTATTGGTCTTCTTTGGTAATCGTGCCTTTCGTGAAGGGTTATCGCTAATAAGTTGTTGATCCATAGCATAATCGAAGAATGTATTTAGTACGGTCTTAGCACGATATTTTTGAGAATCTGTCCAGTCTTCAGTGTCTAGCAAGGATTGGATAAGTCGGACGTTGATATTTGATAAGATTGTTCCTTGTTCAATAGTGTCAGATATTCGCTTAACGGATGCTGCAAGGCTCTTGATTGAGCTTAACTTAATCTGTTTTTGATGGAATTCCCACCACTCGTTGAAAGCACTATGGAATGATACGTTGGTAGTGCTTGATGATTCTATTTTCTGGGCTATCTTATCATCCAGTAAGCGTTGAGCTTCTTTCTTTGCTCGATTTGAGCCACTGGATAGAGTAACAGACACCCGTTTCCATTTCTCAGTGTAAGTGTCCTTGTATCTTTCGAAATATTTATATTTTCCGTTTGGTAATTGTTCTACCCACATTGTATTTACCTCACTTTTTTGATAAAATGGGTACAGAAAAAAGAAAACACAACCTTTTTGGTTTGTTTTACTGTTAGTGTGTTTTCTGTTTTTCTGTGGTGCTAGCTCTATAATCTAACTTTGGCGAGGGAGATTATAGGGCTTTTCTATTGTCTTATTTAACCTTGACTTTCATTTCTCCATTGAGTTTTTGACTTGCAATTGCACTGCCATCATCCGCTTTAATGTGAAACATTGGATAGCGCTCATAATTGACGTTGTTGATCGCAGCCCAAACATTGAAAGCCTCATGTTCTTTGGCAAGCATGCCATCAGCGAATTTTTGTAAATCGGTTTTGTCATAGTATTTATAATCGACAGGCACCGACATATACAAAATGGTGTCTCGATTATAAAAACCGTATTGACTAATATCTACACCCTTTTCTGTCAAATCATTTTGGAAGTATTCAATAAAGCTAGCCATTTGATCAGCGGTAACATCTTTTGGCCCATCTGAAGAACTTGATTCTTTAGTTTCACTTTTAGATTCTTTTTCTTCGGAAGAACTCGATTCTTTTGAAGCTTTTTCCTCACGTTGTGGATTAGACAAATCTGAACTACTGCTGGTTTTAGTTTTGCCCTTAGTTTTGGCTTTCGGTTTAGATGAAGACGTTTGGACTGTCTTGACTGGTTCTGTTTCCGTTTTGGGTGCGATACCAGTGATTTTAAACACCTTACCAAGCACAGCCAAGCAGACAAGCACAACAACCCATTTTTGCCAGCGTTTCAAATTCTTCCATTTACTCAACATTTTTCAATCTCCTTTAGTTTTAAATATTCATTCTTTACAAACGTCTCATCGCAAATTGTTGTGAGATTATATTTTTCCATGAAGTGTAAGTAATTGAAATCGTCCAGGTTTTCGCTTTTCAACAATTCATGGATCATATTTCTATTTGCTTGAACCTCATACTTTTCTCGCATCCGTTCATAGTTTTTAGAATTGTGTTCTAAGTGCCCTAATTCATGCAGAATGACCTTCAAACGTATTTCTGGGGGTAAATCCCCGTTGATGTAAACCACACGGTTAACAGGGTCTAGAAATCCATCTCGTGGCCACTGGCTAGAATCGAACTCACAAAGAGACACGTTGAAATGCTCAAGTAATTCTTTTTCGGGCATAAAGCCTCCATGATATTATTTGCCGAACCAGACAGGAATAGCAATACCAGCAAGAGCTACAAGGATACCAATAAACCAATAAGTGAATTCTTTTCTATTCTTGGCTTGTTCCTCAAGTTGCCTATTGGTTTGTGCTAAGAACATGTTTTCCATGCGTTGACCAAAGGTATCAAATTTAGCGTCAATCTTTTGATCCATCATCTGGAATTTTAAGTCCAGTTCGTTTTTGGCATACATGTCGTCTAGTTTGTTTTCAATCTTTTCAATACGACGTCCCAACTGGTCGGTGCGGTGAGATAGCTCAGTCTTATCTTGATTTAAACTCTGGGCTGTTTGCTGGAGAAAGCGTTGGGTGTTTTCCTCGTTCTTTTCCAATCTTTGCTCCAGCGCTTGGATATCCAGTTCACGATACAAGTCAATAGCCATTTTTCTAACCTCATCTATTTGATTTTGTAAGTCCATTATATCACTTGTATGGGGTGTTTGAGTGTTGATTCTTTTGCCGGAGTTTATAGAAGATACCTTAGACCGTCTAGCGCTTGCGGTGTTATTTGTTTCAGGGACATCGATATCTCGAGTATTATTCATTTATACCACCCCCGAAATAGTAGTAGCAGTAAAATGTATCAGTAGCCTCGCTACCTTTTGTCAAAGTAAACAACAAGAACAAATCCCCTTTTTCCATCAAAGTCAAGTCAAAAGCAAAATCTCCGGCTGCTTTTCCGTATCCTTCGCTATCGGGAGCCGAAATGTTCGACGCTGGTATATAAATGTTTGTAGCATGGACAGGATAAGGGTCTCTGCTTGGAAAATTCGCAGTAACTACTAGCGTGTAAATTGTTTCGGGTTGGATGTTGAAGAAATCTATAGAACAATTCAGTGCCAACCCTATTGGATAACTCGATAAGTTGTTTAATGTGCTAAGTTCTTCACCGCTGTCAGCTTCAAAAAGTTTGACTCCAGCAATCTTTTCTTTGAACGGATTTGGCTTCATAGCGATACTTACCATACTATTCCCCCTTACTACTCATATAGCCAGCAATTATGGCTCTAATAGCCCGCTTATCATCCTCGCTCAATGGTTTACCGTCGAACATCATGGCGTTGGCTATGATGTTATCGATGTCGTGGGCGTTGGGTTGTTGTGGTTCGTCCGTAACACCCCATTCAGCGAGCGTGTCCGGTGAAATTCCCAACAAATGACAGATTTTAAAGACGTTTTCAGCTTTTGCGTTCATGATACCACGTTCTAAAATAGAGCGAACAGTAGTATAAGAGATGCCGCTTTCTGTTGCAAAAGCTCTTACATTCCCGTATTTAGCTATAATCAGTTCCTTAATTCTTTCCTCAGCCTGCATTTTTTATAACCCTCATTTCTCTTTCTTTCTATATATTAACACAGAAAATCGTATAGGTAAATAAAAAAAGTAAAAAAAATCGTACTTTCTTGTTGACAGTGTACGAAAATTAGTATATACTTAAATCAAGCTTAAGGAAGGAGGAAATAAATGAAAAACATCGAAGAAGTTCGTAAGAACAAAGGCGTTACATTAGTGGATATCGCAGATTTGCTCGGAGTAGGCTATCGCACAGTCCGTGACAAAATCGATGGTGTTTCAGATTTCAAATTTGGCGAAACAGTGGCTATCAAAAAGGCGTTCTTCCCAGAATATGAATTAGAATACCTATTTAGCGAACGTGTCGAAGACTAAATTTTTTTAACCTAAATATACGAAAATTCGTATAGATTAGAAAGGAACAAACAATGAATGAACTAGAAAGAACAGCCCTCAATGAAATACTGAGGACTGTGACATATATTGCTGAAAAAGTGGATGAAATTGAAAAAATTTTAGAACCACAAGCAGAGATTAAAGACGAGATCATTGGAGCTTTATCTGCTGGCAAAGGAATCGTTGATTATGGTATAGGCTCTGCAAAAGGTGCTGTTGGCCCAAGGGCGCTCAACAACGACGAACGTCTTGCTGTGGGTTTGCCAGCGAATGAGCTTATGACCGGGGATTTAGGTGTTTAACAAAAAATTTCAATTATCTTTTGAACGGCTGGTTTATTTTCACGCTCAACAGCATCATGCCATGCGTTTAAAAATAGTTCAAAATCGGGTATTCCATACAGATTTGCTAATTTAGGTAATTCTGTAAAGAGTGCCGGAAACTCTCTAAAAATAGGGAGTAGCAGTGTTGCTAAGTATCTATTTTTAGGGCGGTCTGTAGAATTTCGGATAAGATGAATGATTTCGTCGGATTGATATTTTACTAATCTTTTGTGATTGAAGACTTCAATATCAAGTAGGCTTTCTTGGCTGTATTGCAAATATGGCATACTCCTTGAATGTTTATCCCATATGTTTTGATTTGAATATTCTTCTAAAAAATAATGAGCTGTCATTTCACAAATCACTTCCTCGAACCAAAACATCGTCCGCTGCTTAGAACTGGCATTAATGTAAAAATGGCACAACTCATGAGCTACTTGGTAAACGTTTCTGGCATAGAGGTCTGAACCTTCGGTTGATAAAAAAATGATGTGATTATCTGCAAATGTCATCGGTGCATCGACGATTTCAGCATCAACAATATATAATTTCTTATCAACAATACCAGGGAAAATCTTATTTGCTATATGAGGTAGATTAAGCATTATGAGTGGGTGGACACTCTTAGAGACACCATAGAAATAAAACCAATCTTTAGCATTAGGTAATTGAAATCTAAACATAATTTTTCTCCAATCATTTTTATTGTCTCTATTATACAAAATTTAGAAAGGGAAAGTAAATGCAAGAAATAACGTTATCTGACAATTTAGCGCAGATTGAATTGGAAATACAACACCACAAACAAATAGCTGGGCAATCGATTTGGGAAATTGGTAGACGATTAAAACATGTTAAAGAAAATGACCTGACACACGGGCAATTTCGGCAGTGGCACGAAAGTATCGGGATTGACAAAGACTTCGCTTATAAATCGATGAAGATTGTCGAAGAATTGCCAAATGTCGAAACGTTACGACATTTAGGAACAACTGCCCTACACCTCATCGCAACCCTTCCAGAGGAAGAAAAGCAAGAGCAAATCGAAAAGATTGAGCAAGGGGACACACCGACAGTCAGAGAACTGCAAGAGGTCAAACGAAAACTAAAACTCAAAGACCAAGCACTAGAAACGGTTAAAGGCGAGCTTGAGCGTGCTAAAGCAGTCAAACCGATTGAGAAAGTAATCGAAAAGGAAATCATCCCAGACGATTACAAGGCTACGCAAGACCTTAACAAGCAACTACTAGATAAAAACAAAGACCTAGCGGACGAACTCGATTCGGTCAAAAGAAGTTTGCGACTTAAAGAAGCGTCTTATGAAATGCTTGAAAAAGAAACCTCGGAAGCACTAGCTTTGAAAGAATCTATCGAACACTTGCGAGCTGATAAAGAGAAACTAGAAAACAGTGTTACTAACATCTTTACACTCAGCAACCTAGTATCAGAGTTCGAAGATTTCTTTGATAGCAAGATGGCACCGCTCAGATTCAAAACCCTTATCCAAGGGATTGGCAAGGATGCTCAGATTGAGAAATTAAGAGACATCTTAACACTCACAGAAAACTGGATTGATGAAATGAACAAAATCATCCCAGAAAACGGAAGAACAATCATAGAAGGAGAAATCATCAATGAGTAAGAAGAAAAACAAGAAAAAAGAAAATCTGCTCGCTGAAACAGTTGAGATGCAGAAAAAACAAGCTATGAACCTAGTTGCCCAAAGCACCGTTAACCAACAGCTTTTGGAAGAAGTTATCGGAATCAAGGAAGAAATGGACAGAAATGTCAAAAAGACAAATCAAAAGCTCACTGACATTGAATTGCTGGTTGAAGAAGTCAATAAGAAAGTCCATATCGACGATGGTGAAGCTACTGAAATCAAGAGCATCGTTTTCAGCAAGGCTGGTGTGTTCGCAGATATGTACTTCAATGAGCAGGAATCACATCCTAGTGACAATCTGTTCGCTTCGAAGAAAGGTCAGTTTATTCGCTTGATGTACTCACGCTTGAAGAAAGCCTTTAACGTGACTAAATACACTAATATCAAGCACGTTGAAGCTAAGAAAGCAATCCAATTCTTGAGAGATTTGTCTTACGACGATTTCACGCTGTTTGAAATTCGTGAAACGCCAAAACAAAAAGAGCTTATCGCTCTTGAGAATGGATTGAAATAAATCGGGTGACGCTTATGGAAATCACTTACAAACCAGTCGGTATCAATGAAACGGCTGAATGGGGCGACTACGACCACCTCATGCAACGGTGGGAAGGTCTTGGGAAGTCGATGGCAAAAAACCTCATTCGAGAAATGAGGGATAACAAAGATTTTCAAAGATATGTGTTTAACCCCACACATAAACTGGTTTTTATCAACTATGAAGGCTTCAAATCCTTCATCGAGTGGAAAACTAGAAACAGATTCAAATAACATCAATATCCCAACCGTAGCAGTGAGCTAACGAAGCAAAAAAATAATTATCCTTTTTTTAAACAATATCAACAAAAGGCCTACCAAGTGGCTAGCGGTAAGTACGTAAACATATCATTAACGATGACTCCTAAATTTAAATGCTTCGTTAGTTCGTTGGTGCGGTTGGGTAATAGAAGAAAGGAAATACAATGCAACATGAGGCCAACAAGATGGCCGTATTCACGGCAAATAACAAAAACCCCTAGCGACTTGCTAGAGGAATGGATTAAAGCTAGAAAAGCATTCTATGCCAGTGCTGAACAAGGGCGCATATTTGCTTTAAAACAGTTGAATGAAGCTACTTATCGTGCCGAGAAAGTTGATCATTCAATTCAGCAACTCGGCTCTCGAGTTTAGAAATCTTTGCATTAAGCTTATCAACTTCTTGAAGCTTGAATGAAGTTTCAAGATCAACTGCTTGGGCTTTGAGTAATTCATCAACAAGTTTGACGATAGCATCAGAACCGCCCGCAAATTCGGTTAGTGCCTTGTCAGCTGCTTGTTTAAATGCATCGAATTGTTCGCTCATAATTCCACCTCCCTTCATTTGGGATAACTCAATTGTATCACGAAAGGAAATAAACAAATGAAACCATCAAAACTATTTAGCTGGATTTGGTCAAAAAAACAGCCACAACAAGAATGTTTCTTTGAACCAGTATGGACACCACGAGAAATTAACGACCAGAAATATGAAGCACGTCAGAGACGTGAGCGGTATCTAGCCGCTAAGTATCTTAACAGTAAATAGATCATCAATCTTCCAACGTGCAGCCACGGCCTCGTCGTGGAGTGTAACTTATACCCATAATTCCCCAAAAATTATACTAAATTACTTTTTTCCTAATTTTCCCATTTACAAGTCTAATAAAACATTGAAACATGACACGGTGGGGCTATGGGTGCACGTTGAGAGCACTAAAAAAGCATGGGTTAGGGCCCATGCAAGAAAATTATACCAAGGAGATTATACCATGATTTCACAAACAATTGCAAAACCATCTTTTACTAAATCTAAAGCCTATGGCTTGTGTGGCACACTCGCACTCGCTACAGCATTGCTTATCGGTGCTGGTCAAGTATCAGCGGATGAAATAACACAGCCAGTAGTTGACGCTCAACCAGCGGTGTCTAATGTGTACACGGCTGACAATGCCGGCAATGTTACTGTGACACCGTCTGAAACAGTGGTACCGACAGAAACGCCGGTAGCAACTACAGAAGTAGCTACACCAGCACCAGCAACAACTACAGAGGTAGCTCAACCAGTAGCAGAAACACCGGCAGCACCTACAAGCGTGACTAAAGAGGGTGACACTATCACCGTCGAAAACCCTAACGTGCAAGTGGACTTTCCTAATGGCACTGGTAAATATAACCCGTTTGAAGTGGAATACAAAGATATCAACTTCCCAGACGATATGGCGATCAATGAAGGTGACAAAGTTGTAACTGAACTACCTAAAGAAATTGGTTTGCAGACTAGCTTTGATTTCGACGTTTACAACAACGAGAATGTCGTTGGTAAAGCCAACGCTGACGCTCAGACACGAGTGATCACAACGACATTTAACAATTATTTCACTGAGCACCCTTTGAATAAAAAGATGTCTTTAAAATTCGATGCGAAATGGCTTGATGTCGTTGAACCGGGTAAACCAGTAACAGTGAATTTCGACGGTACTGTTAAGACATTCACCATTGGTGAAGAAGGACCGCTTCCAACAGACGAGCTTCTTTCAAAATGGGGTAGCCAAAATAAAGATAACCCACAAATCATCAATTGGACCTTGCGTCTTAACACTGCCCGCCAAGTGCTTAACAATGCATTATTGTCTGATACTTGGTCAGATAATCAAGAGTTCGTTGACGGCTCACAAAATATCTACTTCGTTGAGAATCCTGTTAAGTGGACTGGCATTGATTATTCAGCTAAGGATTACCTTGAAAGCTGGAATGTTAGAGCAGACGGCTTTGATGCGAAATTCAAAGAGTTTAACCGCATCATGTACATCGATTACCAAACACGCTTGAAATCAGCGGTTAAAGACTCAACTAATCCGACTAACAAGGCTACGCTGGTAGCGGTAGATGCTGGGGCTGTCTCAACATCTAAGGTGCAATTAGTAGGCGGACGTGGTGATGCTAGCGGTGAAAACAAGCCAAAACCAACCTTTGAACTTCCACACGACGCACCTAAAGTTGACATCCCAGAATTTGAGGGTGGCATCCCTGGAATTCCAGAGGTACGAGAATTGCCAGAGTACACTGAGCCAATCGGAACAGTTCCTAATGAAGCCCCAGTACATGATAAGCCAGAATTCCAAGGCGGCATCCCCGGAATCCCAGAAGAACGTGAGCTCCCACCATTTGAAGGTGGCGTAGTGCCAAACGATGCCCCTGTCCTTGACTTGCCAGAATTGAAAATCCCAGAGGAACCAACTAAACCGACACCAGAGAAACCAGTGACACCGAAAAAAGTACCTAGCAAACCCGTAGACGCTCCGAAAGCGAAAGAGGCGGAATCCGCCACAGTATCTTATAAGCTCGATTCTGAGCCAAAAGAAGTGGCAAATACGACGGTTTACGGTGGCACTCTTCCAAACGCTGGTGAAAAAGAAGGAATTGCTAGCACTCTTGGTCTAGCAGTTATCGCTGTTGGTATCGCAGGTTTGACATTGAGCTTTAAGAAATATAACGAAGGTGAAGGAGAATAATCATGAAAGAAAACAATAAACAAGTCATATTTTACAGCGCTGAAAAAGATGCGTTCCTTAAAAGTTACAAAGATAGAGGAAACCTAGTTTTCGCAGCGACATTTACTGACCGTTTGAGAGACGCACTATACTTGCCAGTTGAACCATATGAGGAACAAAAAACTGAAATCGACAAACTTGCTGAAGCGTTTGACTGCGAAGTGCTTATCGTAGAAGCCGAGTATAACGTTACTAAACTTGACGGTTCGGGCTTTGAATGCACGGAACGTAACGAAGTTACAAAAGACGAAATCAAAGCATTTTTGAGAAAAATAATTAATTAAATAATTGAAGCGGTGGGAGGGAAGGCATTAAAAAAGCACCCACAAAGTAGGTGCGTTCATCAAAACAATTTACTTAAATTATAACACAAAAGAAAAGGAGGAACAATTGGCAAACAGAAGAATGTTCAGTAAAGATGTTCTAATGACAGATGATTTTCTTGATTTACCTCCAACAACAAAGGTTTTGTATTTCTTCTTAAACCTAGAGGCAGACGATGACGGATTTGTCGCAAACCCCAGAACCGTTATGAGATTTATAGGCTCAACAAAAGACGATATGAAACTTTTGGTCGAGGGTAATTATGTGCTTTTGTTTGATACTGGAGTAGTGGTTATAACGGATTGGACGGAACACAACTCCATAAGAAAAGATAGAAAGAAAGCCACTAGATTCGTAGAGGAAATGCAACAAATAGCGCTAGTGGAAGGCAATAAATACAAGTGGTTATCAGACGTGCAACCAAGTGACAACCAAGTGACAACCAACCGTCACCCAAATGGGTGCATAGGAGAGGATAGGATAGGAGAGGATAGGAGAGGAGAGGATAGGATAGGAGAGGATAGGATAGGTAAGGATAGGGGAGTAGAGGTAAGAGAAGAAAAACAACCAACCCCCACCACTCCTTTCAATCAAGATTTTGCAAATCTCTACAAATCTTTTGAGCAAGAAACAGGAAAAGCTCTATCACCATTACAAATGGAAGATTTGCAGTATATGCTAGAAGACTTTAACGCCGACGTCATCCTCGAAGCTCTAAAAGAAGCAGTAAGCCAAGGTAAGGCGAACTTTGCTTATATCAAAGCTATTCTAAACCGTTGGAAACAAGACAACTTAATGACGGTTGAACTCGTTAGGAATAGCAAGGCTAATCGCAAGAGCAAGAAGCAACAAAACAATGCAAATTCAGAGCCACAAATTAATGAAGAATGGGGCTTCTAGGACAGACGAAAACCCATTTTAGAAAAGAGGTAATACATGCTAACGCAAGCTGAAATTATCGCAAACACGAAAAGGCTAGACGGTAAGTGTCCAATTCATGGGTTACCTATGATGCAACTTAATATAGCCGTAAAAATCGCAGGGGAAGACGAACCACGCAAACCCTCACCAATTTGCCCTAAGTGTGCTCAAGAGCAAAGGGACAAGAAAGAAGAAGAGTTGGTGAAGGAGAGCTTAAAGAACAATCTTTACTTAAGAACTTATGATGTACTCATGAGAGACAGCACAATTCCTGAAGAGTTAAAATCAGCATCCTTTGACAATTTTATTGTTAAGACACCACAAGAAAAGCAGATGTTAGAGTTTGTCAAAGCGCAAACACAGAAATATCTTAATGGTTTCGAGGGGAACACGTTGCTAACTGGTACTACTGGAGTTGGTAAGACTCATTTAACTGTCGCTATGGCTAAAACACTGAATGAAACCTACAAAGATAAAGACAATCCCAAAAGCGTGCTATTTGTCAATCTCACAGAAATTCTAAGAAAAGTCCGAGAAAGCTTTAAGTTTGAAAGCAAAGAAAGTTATTATTCAAGGATGCTTATGGAAGCTGACTACTTATTTCTTGATGATTTAGGCGTTAAGCTTGGAAACTCAGGGCAATCCAAATCAGCATGGGAAGAAGAATTTATCTTTGATGTGTTAAGCCATCGAAAGAACACTATTATCACAACCAACCTAAGCAATAATGAAATAGCAAACCTTTACAGCGAGCGTGTCGCAAGTCGTGTTCGCACAGGACTAGAAGGGAATGTTTTCAGGGCAGTAGACATCGAAGATAAACGATACACGCTTAATCAACTAAAGGCGGAAGGATAGATTATGACGGAAAAAGAAGTAAAACTTAAGCTCTTTGAAGACTACGAGCGGATTCATGGGCTGGTGTTCTCGGAAGAGCACAAACAAAAAATGATGGATGAACTAGACCTATATTCATTCATCGAGAAATTAAACGAATATATGGCATTTGGCCACCAATCGATAATGGTATTTGAGGGAGCGAATAATGATAACATTCAAAGAATTTGAAGAAGTCTGGGACGAGTCAAGAGTTTTAAGCGACATTGTAAGAGTGCTAAGTTTAGCCGAAGAGAAGAACTATATCGAGGTCAAAGTTTACGAAAGTATTAACGGGATAGACATCTCGTCATCGGTCAGACTGGATGCTGAAGATAAAAAGGATGTTGTTGATCTTTTGAGTAAAATTATGGCACGGAAACTCAGCAGACTTAGAGAGCAAGGTTTCGATTTTTACGAAGAATACCAAAAATCAGAAACTACCGCCTAAAAACGATAATAGACCCCTTAAAATGCGAAATAAGGGTATTCGAGAAAGGAATAATAACATGACAAACCAAATTCAAGAACACAAAGGCGATTTTTTAACGAATCCACAATTAATTACAGCTAACGTGGTTAGACAGTACCTTGACCCACAAGGAAAAGCAAACAATGAAGAACTAGCCTACTTTATTGCCACTTGCAAAGAGCGAAACTTAAATCCGTTCACTAAAGAGGTCTATTTCATCAAATACGGGAACAACCCCGCTCAGATTGTAGTATCAAAAGATGCCTTTATGAAACGTGCCGAACAAAACCCAAATTTTGACGGTTTTGAAGCCGGTGTAGTAGTAGAAACTGCCGAAGGTGAAACCAAGCATATCACTGGTACGATTCATGGCAAGAATGACACCCTTTTAGGCGGCTGGGCAAAGGTTTATCGTAAAGATCGTAGCTATCCTATTGAAACAGACGCTGACTTTAAAGCGTACAATACAGGCAAATCAATGTGGGCTAAAATGCCAGGGCTCATGATCCGAAAAGTAGCGCTAGTATCGGCAATGCGTGAAGCGTTTAGCGAAAACGTGGGCGGTCTATATACTGCTGACGAAATGGAGCAATCAGCACCTATTGATATCACTCCACAAGAAACGCAAGAAGAAGTGAAAGCTCGTAAGATGCAACAAATCGAGCAAATGCAGCAAGAAGAAACCGAGCGACAGCGTGAAGCAGAACTAGAACAAACCTATCAAGAAGCGCAAAGTCAAACCGAAGAACAAATTGAATTGCCGTTTACTTAAGAGGATAAGCCATGAAAGAAGCAGAAAAAATTAACACACTAGACAACATTGAAATCACATTTGAACCCGCAAAAGTTACGTTTAATGACTTTGAAGCCTTTGAAAAAGGAATCGAACAAGCCATAGCTCAGTATGGCACGTTTGACCTTGAAGTCAATTCAATTGAGGAAGTCAAAAAAGCTAGGACTGACTTGAACAAGTTGAGCAAGAGCTTGGAAGATAAGCGCAAGGGAATTAAAGGCGCTATTAATAAGCCTTACGCTGAATTTGAAAAAGCGTACAAAACACCTTACAGCAAACTAAAAGGCTTGATTGATGAACTTAAGAATCAGATTGATAGTTACGAGCAAAACCAAAAAGAACTCCGAAAAGATGCAGTTAGACAATGGTTTAAAGCGAAAGCTGAGGAAGGTAATCTCAATCCAGATGTCTTTGAGCAATACTTGGATGATTACAGCAAGGGTACTCAATTCAAGAAAGATACTTTTACACTCTTAAAGAAAACTGAGGGAGAGCTTGAAAAGATTGTCATTGACGAAATCAACAAGCAAAATCAGAAAGACCAAGACATGCTTGTTATCACTGGTCAATGCGCTAGTAATAACCTAGGGCCTGCCACTTACGTCAGAATGTACGAAAACGGGGCTTCACTAGCCGAAGTGTTGAATAGCATTAACCAAGATGTGGAAAGCGCTAGATTATTCAAAGAACAACAAGAAGCCAAAGCAAAAGCTGAAGCTGAACGACAAGCAGAGCTTGAACGTCAAGCGAAGGAAAATGCGCAAGCCCAAATCAAGGCGTATAACACCGAAACGGGCGAGATAATCGAAGACGGTATAAATAACCTCAGACAAGAAACAAGCACCGTACAAGCAAAACCAGAGGGTAATAACGTCAAATACGCTACGACAATTAAGTTTGTGTTCGACTTAGAGCAAGCTAAAGCATTTAAAGAGTGGTTGAATGCTCATGATATCGGGTTTGAAACTGTGGAAGGAATGAAGGAGGTAGAAGATGGAAATAACTAATAAAGGCTATATCAATTTTAACGACAAATATAACGACAAAGAGGCGAACTATTGCACAGCCTCCATGAGTTTCTATAACGGGAAGGATGAAGGAGGTAGCTATAAAAGCGGTTATATTGGCGTTATCGCTTTCGGTGAATTAGGAGATGCTCTTTTTAACAGCGTCGGGAAATTAGTAACAGTTTCCGGGTATTACCGGCTAAAAGAATATGGGGACAAAAAATACCCACAAGTGGTTATTACAGCTATCGACAACAACCAAGGAAACTATGGAAATCAAGGTAGCTACAATCAACAACCGCAACAACAAACGCCAAACTTTGGGCGTAATAACCAAATGCAAGGTAATCCGTTGGACATCAGTAGCGATGATTTACCCTTCTAAGGTGTTCTTATGGAAAGATTGATTTTAAAATTCGAGCTTGATAGAAAGCAAATGATCTCAGCGAATGACAGACTACACTTTCAGAAAAAGGCTAAAATCACAAAATTTCTAAGACAGCTAGCGTATTACGAAGGTCGAAACACCTTACTTGATTATTTTGGCTTGCCTTTTAACGAGAAAAAGCCTTGTAAGGTGATAGTTTGGATATTCGCCCCGACAAATCGAAAATATGCCCCGCCAAACTGGTCACCAACTAGCAAGGCGCTTTTGGATGGTTTGACGGATGCAAACTTTTGGACGGATGATAATTACCACGTTATCAAATCAACAGATTTCAGACACGGTGGCAAGTCGGGAAACAAGAAATACAGAATTGAGCTTGAAATTGAGGAACTAGATGAAGGCGAAAGTTAAAGACAAACTGGTCGGTGTATACGCTCCAGGTAACTATGATCATACAAGCGTGTTAGATCAGACACAAGAGTTTTCGAAATGGTTCTGGGCTAATCATGAAGACATGGAATATATCAGCGCTAAGTTAGGTATTAACGCAAAGAAACTCAACCGCATTCTAACGCTGGAGCAGTTACCGGATGAAGAATTATTAAGAAAGATGGGTGAACTATGCGAAAAGTAAAGATTTTTACTGCCTGTGATACTGATGATGGAATTGATGAAGAAATCAACCAATGGATCAAGGAAAACAATTGTGAATTGCTGGATGTCAGAGTTACTTATGATCAAAATAAGATGTACGGCTTCATGATAGCTACTGCCACGGTGATTTACATAGATAAAAGCGAGGAATGACATGAAATACAAAGTTATCGTGTATTACGATAATATGCCAGACAGTGAGCATATTTTCAACAACAAGAACGACGCTATCAACGAGCTACATCGTTTGAGAGGTGTTAAATATCGAAATTCTAGGATGTATACAGTTGAAATGGTGGAAGTGAGCAATGGCTAAATTCATTGGAGTCACAAACATCGCACAAGAAATTGACATGGACATGATTTTAAATGTCGATGATATCGGACATATCTCTATTGGCCCTAACATCATTTTTGTAAAGACACCGTTTGCAGACGGGACGAATCGAATTTATGTGAGAACCAAAGAGATTGAGAAGTTAGAAAAGATTTTGCTAGGAGAGGAAAACGATGGATAGAAATGAAGCAGTACAAAGACTATCAAAGGGAGGACGCCTATC